ATGAATAGGGTCAGGATCAGCACCAAGGTTCGCATGACGATCTTCCTGCGTCATGGCGGTGTCTGTCATATGTGCAATCGCAAGGTCCAGATCGGGGAAGAATGGGACGTATCCCATGAGATCCCTTTGGAGCTGGGCGGGAAGGACGACGAGTCCAATTGGCTTGTTGCACATCGCAAATGCCATAGGGTACATACAGCGACAGTTGACGTTCCGCGAATAGCCAAGGCAAAGCGGCAGCAGGCGAAACACCTAGGTGCTGCTCGCAGTCGCTCTCCTCTACCGGGGAGCAGGCAATCGAAGTGGAAAAGAAAACTAGACGGAACAATTGTCCTTAGAAACGGAGAGTAAAATGCGATTTCTTGTCACTATGAATATGCCCTCGGCGCAGGGCTATTCAGTCCATCAGGTTACGGTCGATCATACCGCGCCAAGCCTGAATGAATTCTGCGATCTCTTAAACGAGCATGAATTCATCTTCGTTCGTTTGATCTACCGCATCAAGGGACCAAACGGCGAAAGCCTGCTCAGGGATCGTGGCGACATGATCCTAAACACCGCGCATATTGGCAAGGTTCAGGAGTTCGTCTCGCAACCAATTGAAGAGAAGGATGGAAATGATGATGCGGTTGTTACCTATTCTGATCATCGCAACAACCCTCTCAGGATGCCCCGCAGGCGCGGGTGAGGCGGTAGTTGCAAGCGTCATCGCTAGGGTAGCGCACCGGGAACTCGGTCCTGAGTGGGTGCCAACTGCCCTAGAGATCGCGAGGAAGGAATCGGAACTGCGTTGCGATGCCTCTGGCAGGGGTGAAGCTCTAGGAGTGTTTCAAGTCATCCCCATCGCAGCAAAACATCTTGGCTTTAATCATAAGAGGATTGCCGTGGATTGCGTCTACGGCATCGAGGCTGGCATCGCACACATGGTTGCCTGCCTCAAATCTGCTCGCGGCACGATGACCGTAAGGCAGATGAAGGCTTGTCATGTTTATGGAATCAATGGATGGAAATTGCGATATGGATATGTCTCAGGAAACAAGACGTAGGCTGTCTGCGAGGGACAAGGAAATCCTTGTCCTCTGGAAAACCGGTCTTACCGGGCGGCAGATAGCTGAAAAGCTGGGGATGACCCGTGGCGCGATCCTAGGGCTTGTGAACAGGCTCAGGATCGCTGGATATGTTAAGTACCGAGCCAAGAACCCACGACCCAAACGGGACGCTCCTAGGAAGGCTCAGAAGCCTCCAGAGAAGAATCTGGATCGGTTTGAGCTATCGGTGTCTGCCGCGCCTCCGCTGATCCCTGAGCCTGTCCAGACTCGACCGCTCACGATCATGGAGCTTGGTCATAAATCCTGCCGCTTCATCCTGAACGAAGGAAAGCCGTCCTCTTTCCTGTTTTGCGGGAAGACGACCGACAAGGGATCTTACTGCCTAGAACATCACAAGGTGTGCTTCACCAATATTGAGAAGTCTGGCAAGCCGTTCATGATGAACAACAAGCTCACTTCATCGATAAGGTAGCAACTACGAAACGTCGTTAAGTATCGTGGCAGCGACCTTTGTTGTCGTTTGAGTGAAATAGACAAGAATGTCCACGGCATTTGCTGTAGATGTCAGGGAAGGGGCCGAGCCACCGGGGAATTTCCAATAGTTGCCAAAAGACAGGGTGTGCCCCCCGGTGGCGTCCTGCGTGATGATGATGGCTCCGCTTTGACCAGCCGTGATGTTCGTAGGGTTGGCAAGCGTCCTGTTTCCGCCGATAATCAGCGAAAAGTTGTTTGATACGGCAAAGTCAGGAGTGATGGTGGCGGCATCCGTAAGTACGGAGATCGCGCCGCTCTGACCTGCGCTGAAGGAGTTTGCGGTTGTCAGGCCCGGAACAGACAGGTTCGACCTAGCTCCAGACGCTGTGCCGCTGCCCGTGCCGCCATTGGCAACAGACAGGGGAAGACTGGCGCTTTCAACATAGTCGATCTTCCTAATGTTGGTCCCATCAGAAATCACAACAGTCCGATAGCCACGAGAAACAGTCGTGCTGGTCCCGCCCCCGCCGGAAGCAATCGTGATGGCATGAGGACCACCAGCGGCATCCGTGGTGCCGTTGTAGACAATCCATTGCCCGCCGACACCGGAAGGAACTGTGTATGTGACTGACGCGGAAATAGCTCCCGTGATTGACAGGAACAGAGATTCATACTGAGCAGCCGTCAGCGTCGCGCTTCCACCGGTCGCATTCAGGGACGTAGTAGAACCGAAAGCCGCATCTATCACATCAAAGTTTGAATTTAGAGGTGTATTCCAACTATCAACATACGAATTGTATGCGGGCTTCTCGATGTTCTTGTTTGTAGTATTGGACATGACCGACCTCAGATGTGACGGTTGGCGACCGCAAGAGCCTGCACGACATGCTCATCAGGCTTCTCAAGGATCGCTTCAGTTTGCTTCCCGATGCTCTTCTTTGCAATCTCTGCTGCCCGGATCAGCCTGTCTGCTTCCATGTCATGGGACATGATGCGCCCGCCAGAGGCGCGAGCGACACGACCGCCGGAGGCTTGACCGGGCGGGCTTCCAAGACCTGTCCTTGAAATTAACTGACCAGAAGCAATGAGCAAAGCGCGAAGAGCAGGCTCATCAAACTCTACACCAAGATCAGAGCCAATCATTCCGCTGAGAATGCGAAGATTTGTATCAAATTGATCCATCTTGGCCTTTGACTTGCCAAAGCTTTGATCGGCCATGTTGTTCAAAAGCCTGAACCACATTCCACCAGCTTGAGAATTGTTTTTTAGGTAATCAAAAACCACCTGCCTTACATTTTGAGGCGGAAGAGCCTGAGCGATATCCTTGCTCAATTCCCTACTGACAAGCGCCGATCCAGTCAAAGCAGCAATAGACTTTGCTGGGATGCCGCCCAAAAGCGCAGCCTCTGCAATGGGTGCAACAACCGCAACCGTCCCAATAGCAGTATCACCAGTAGCCCTTCTGGCAAATTGATCAATTTTAGGACCAACAAGATTTGAGAATTTGAAAATATCGTCTATGTAAGCTCTTTCCGGAGAAGCTCCAGAACGACCATACATTACGTCAAAAGCTTTTGGATGGGTCACTTTATATACATTTGAATATCTGCCAAAATTAAATGCGCCTTGAGGAATAATGTTGGTGTTGATATAGGCCCTTGAAAACTCATTCCAAGCGTTAGGGTCAACGACGCTCTTAATCTTATCAAGAGTTGCAATGTCTGATGTTTTATATTGAGCCATTCTTGCCAAATTGTTATATACAGAAGATGCGGACTTACTGTCACTAGAAAGACCGCTTCCGATTATTCTCGCAAGCTGCTCTTGAATAGAATAAACATTCTTTTGCGCCGCCTTATCAGCAGCGGCAACAGCGTTCATTGCAGTTTGTCCGCCAATTTTGGCAGACATATCAAGCATGTCTTGAGTAAGGAAATTTCTTATATTCCGAAGAACCTTTTCATCAACTCCAGAGGTTGGATTGATTTTATTAAAATTGATTGCGTCACTAACAATTTGCCTAAGTCGACGAGTTTCATCAATGGTCAGGCCGTTCTTAGCCGCATACTGAAGAGCTTTGTTTACCTCAGAAAACATTGGAGAAACATCAGCAATATTTCCCAACTCGTTTTCAGCTTTGATTCTGTACTTAAAAAGATTTATTGGGTAATGCCTGCTCTGATCTGACAAAATTGTATTTACAGGCTGATAAATGGCAGCAAGGTCCTGCCTGCTTCCATTTCTCAGCCAATCGGAAAAAGAATTCTTGATTGCCAATCCAGCACTTTCTGGATTTGCATCCCTTGCAATTGAGGCAAACTTTCCGCCAACGTCGTCCAATGTTCTTGCTGAAGCGTTTGCAATATTTTTCCCAATATCAGGTTTCGCAACCATTGAAGAGATTGACCCAGCTTCGACAACGGCTGGAAGATAGATATCATGCTTTGCAGCAATATCCGCCGCAATTTTGCTCTTGGCCGGGTTTCCAGTAATGTACTTTGATATTGTATTCATCAATGAAGATGAAATGGACGAGGCGGCAGAAGCGACAGGAGGAATAATCTTCTCGCCAATCTTTGCCCCCACCGCTCCCACGGCAGCTTCCTTGGCTCGCTCTTCCGCTGTATCGCCCTGAGAAGCACCGTAGATGGCTCCCTGCACAATAGGCTTCTCAAGCATTGTTCCTGCGCCGCGAAGGACTGGAACATTCTGCAAAAGCTTACCGACAGCACTTGCAATGTTAGGAGATGTAGCTGCTCCATATGCGAGCTTCGCCCCTGCACCTGCCGTAGCAGCAGGAGCGGCAAGGCGCGATGTGTAGAGGGCTGGAACTATGCCGCCAGCAAATCCTGCACCGTAGGCATACGGGTGCTTTTGCCAAGCAGCCTCTTGAGCAATCTTCTGCTTTTCAACTTCCTCGGAAAACTTCTCCGGTCCAATTGCGCTCTTGACTGCTGCAATTGCTTCTGGAGCAAAGCCCAAGGTAACTGGGCTTAGAACTCCCCGGCCAAAGGACTCCACAGCGCCAATATCGGAGCCTTTTGCTGCAATTTTTCTAAGTTCGCTCGATGGAATGGATGAAAAATCCTGACTACCTATAGAGCCAGAAGAAGCGGATCTTGCATCTGCAATAATTTTTTCAAGTTGTTCGTCTGAAAATTTTGTCATGTCAACCATTATGGATTCCTCCTTTCACGCTGACGCCTTTGAAGTTCAAATGTAGACTCTTCGGGTGTAGGTTCTCTAGTCTGCGATCCGCCATATTGAGGAGTGGTCTTTTCAGCATCTTCCACAATTTTGTCAAACAACCTTTCAGAATTAACCCTTCGCAGATAATTCCTAACAGGCTCCCTTACATCAGCATCGTATCCAGCATAAAGTTTATTTTGATAATTTAGAGCAGCCTTAAGATTTACAATGATATTCCTGCGAGCTTCTGGAGACATAGAGGGAACAGCATTTGCTTGTGCGGCGGCTGCAAGTTCAGCTCTTGGAGCATTCCCAGACATTCTTGCAACGCTGTCAATCATTTGCTGAGTGACAATCTTAAGGGCTGTTTGATATTGAGTGTCATTGTCAGCAAAACTTGCCGGTAGCGTTACGCCAACTGCCCTCGCCAAAGCGGCAAGTTCAGCCTTTTGAGCCGCAGCAAACCCACCTCCAACGTAATTTCTATAAATTTTATCAAGATCCATGAGCCTCTTTTCAAGGTTTGGATACTCAGCAATAAACTGATTACCGGCCTCAACAAATTTGTTAGCTTCAGCAGCGGTAGCCCGTCTTGCGTCTTCAATGTTCAGAGTCTCTTGCCTTCCGGGAATAAATATCTCCCTGCCGTTAATATCAGTTGTCTTGCCGCTAGCTTCAATTTGAGCCAATCTAGACTTTGCATCAGCAACAGCACTAACAACAGCAGGAGCGGTAATGGAGCTATTCCTAGCAATGAACTGACGCAGATATCCGGGATCATTAGATGCCGGAACAGTCTCTCCGCTCGGATATCTGATCATCTCAGTCCTATACCCCTGCAACGACAGATTCATCTGGCTGCGGTCGCCGGGAGCAGGCTCCGCTCGCTGAGTGGGAGGAACAGTAGACGGAGTTGGAAGAGGAATCCTGTAAGGGATACCGAGACGCTTTGAGAACTCTTCAAGCGTAAGGCCAAAGTCGCCAGTAAGAGCCTTATAAGACTCAAACTCGTTGAGCAGACGCTCACGCATGGCCGACTCTTGCTGATACGCTTCAGCCTGAGTCTTTTGCCTCTGCGGAAGGGCGCTAGCCAACTTCTCGTACTGAAGTGCGCCAGCCCCAAGACCTTGAAGAACAGCAGAGCCAAGATAACGACTGGGGGACGAAGCCATTGCGCTAAGGCCAGTCAGAAGAGGCACAAGGAATCTTTCGTTCGCAACCGCGCCAAGAAGACCGCGCCCGCCTTCGCCACCGGAAACAGGAGCCTGCTCGCCAAGAACTCGGCTGCGGACACTATTCATGTCCTGCTGCGAGATCGGACGCAGAGGCTCACCAAGTCCAGCGACTCGATTGTAGGAAACATCTTCAACTGGAGCAGCACCAGCAACTCCAGCCGGAGCAGCAGCCATTTCCTGACGACGCGCAGGAGCAGCTTGCGACTCGCGCGCCATTCCAACATCACTATATCGATTTTGATAATCTTCAATTACCTGACCAACTGTCCTTCCGCGAAGGTTGGGATTTGTAGAAAGAAGCTGCTCCGTAGACTGAGGCCCCTGTCCCCTTGTACCAAGCCTTGTCCTCACAAACTCATCGGAAAGATCATCAAATCTCGTATTGGGATCAATACTAAGAAGAGCATTGGCTCCACCCGCACCAAAGTAATGTGCAAGGCGAAGCGTTGGATAATCTGCCACTCTTCCAAGCCGCTGAAGAGCATTGGCATTTGCAGCAGTATAACGATCAAAGGCCATACGCTGCTGATCAGAGTTGGATTCATTCACAGTTGCTGGAAGATTTAGGTCTGGATTTGCCCTTCTGATATCATTCCAAGAGTTTTGGAGAATTCCATAGAATCCAGAGGCGGATGAGCGAGGATTCTGCATAACCCTCCCGCTTCCGCTTTCGTCTGCCGAGACCCTTGCAGCATAATCCCCCATACCCGGAGTGTTAACAGGAACAACTTCCCGTGTGGGAGTTTGCCTCTGAGGAACAACTTCAGCTAAAGGCGGCGAGACAGGAGCGGAAGCAGCGGCCCTATTTACAGCTGCCACGATTTCTTCATCACGACGAGCATTTTGACCGTTGTTAATCGAAGGAGCGACTCCAGCGTTTCTTAGCGCGGGCGGGGGAATTGCTGGGGCAGATTGCGGAGAAGCTTCACTATTAAGATTATCTGGCTGGTCAAGAGAACTTACTCGACCGATAACATTTTGCGAAGGTTGCGGAGAACCTTGATGTGACATAACAGGCGCAGAAAGACGATCAGCATCGCTCACGGGCGGATTGATAAACGGGAGGTTTGCAACGGGATCGTTTTGTTCACGCTCGTCTCGCTCCTGCGCTGCTCTCAGGATATCATCATCTGACACATCCTCAACCGCGCCAGCAGCTTGATATCCGCGCCTTCCGGCAACGCCACCGGAAGAACTTGGCGTCCGCATGAACTCAGGCAGAAGCTGCTCCGGCTTGGAAAAATAACCCTCTCCCAGATTGTACTGACCACCCATGCCGATTGCACCGCGACTTGCCGCACGACCAGCAGTCATCTGCTGACCAGCCGGATTAAAGGTCGGCTTGACTTCTTCCCTGCCATACAGGGCAGCTTTACCCGCGCCATATGCACTTGAAGCCATATTACCGGCCTGCTCTGCCTGCTTATAGGCATCCATGGCTTCCTGCATCCCGGATTTGACGGGCGCAGGAGGAGCGGCAGGGCGCATAAGTTCCATCGACTTGACGAAATCACGCGCCTGCATGGCCGGGATGTTCAGCCCAGCGGGACGACCCATCTGCCCATACATTGCCTGCTGCATGGCGATGATGCGGTTATAGTCCAGCCCGCCACCATCAGCCATGTGAGGGACAAGCCCGCCAGAGGCAAACGGCATCCCACCCGCATAGATCGACGCAGCCATCCTGCCCATCTGCATCAGATCACGGACTGTCGGATCTTGCGTTGACCCCGAAACCCCGCCAGCGGGCTTCAGGGAAGCGGGGGTCATCGGCTTGCTAATGTCCTCGGGGACGTGTTCATTGCTCGCATCCGAGTACGGCAGGCCACCAGCGGCGTATCCCACAACGCCACCAGCGGCGTACTGAGGAACGCCAGCGGGAAGATCAGCCGCATAGTTGAGCGGGCGGATCGTGATCGTCGTCGGCGCAAGCGGGCGCGACGGCACGTTGATCGCGCGCATGGTCGTCTTGTACGGACCCTTGCGCGGATCGGGATTACCGTACAGCCCCTCGGAGCCATACGGAATCATCTCGCGATGCATGGTCAGGAGACGTTTAAGCTCCTCGATGGAACCACCGCGAGCGAAGCCCTCGCCAGCCATCATCGGAGTGACCGCGCCGCCCTCGGAGGACGGCACCAGACCGCCACCGTAAGCCTTCTTGTGCCGCGCGGCGTCATCCGTGGCGGCACGGTAGTCCACCGTCTTGTACCCGCCAGCGAGGCCCACAGCGTCGGGATGCTTCTTCTCGACCTCATCAGCCATGAGGCCGATATGCGTCCTGCCATCCGCCATCGTGTAGCGGTAGAGCTTCTGGCCGTCCTTGAGCTTGCCGATCTCCTCGACGTTCTCCTTCAGGCGACGATCCGAGAAGAAACTCGACGGCTGCGTGGTCGTTGTCGTGGAGCCAGACAGAGCGCCAGTACCCATCGCAATGTTGGCGAGGAACTGCGCGACTTGGAACGGATAGCCCTGCTCTTGAAGGAACTGGTTGTAGCGAGCGGAGAGATCCGCCTGCTGCGTCTGCTGCTCGGCTGTACCGGCGGCAAGCTGTGCCTGTGCGCCCTGTAGAGCAGCCTGCTGCGCCCCCGTGCCAAGCGCAGCAAGCTGCTGGCCTGCACCCATCCTGCGAGCCAGATCCGACGCCACGACGCCCTGCTGGCCCGCAGCGGTCTGAACAGCCTGCCCGTAGCCCTGAGCGTAGATCGGTGCCATGGCCTGCGCTGTGCCAAGCTGCTGCTGACGCGCGAGATTGGCCGCAACCAGCCCGGCACGATCACCACCAAACGCGCCAGCCCTGATGGCATTTGCCGTCTGGCCCGCCATCTCCTGCTGCTGCTGCTGACGCAGGGCCTGATAGGTCGGTTGAGCAACGGATTCGATGTAGGGGTTCTCGTAGTACGCAATCTGGCCGGGAGTCAGAGCGCCAACGTCCTGCGCGCCAGCAAGCGTCAGGCCCGCGCCAGCACCATAGAACGGCTGTGCGAGGTTGGCCCCTGCGGATGTTCCCTGAATGCCCGCCTGCTGGGTGCTAGTCAGCGGAGCAACGAACTGCCCCGTGTACTGCTGGAATGGACGCTGCGCGACCTGTTCAGCCCGCGTATTGACCGCATTGTACCTCGCCAATACTTCCGGCGGGATCGATACGCTCTGGGTAGACTGACTGGTCTTGCCGCCCATTTTAATGCTCCTTCACGGCACCCGTTGTCGCACCATACAAGAAGAAAGCGCCACTAGGCTTGCCAAACTGACGCTCGTACAGGCGAACCTTTGCCTCTGTCCGATTGTTGGAGAGTACGCCAATGATCAGCGGAATCCCCAGCACATCGGCAACCTGCTTGCTGAATTCACACAGCCTTCTAGCGCGACCACCCTTTGCGTTGCGATAGTCAGGATGAATGAAAATAGCCTTTTCCTCAAGAACTTCCCGATCACTATACCACATTGAGCCTACACGAAGCAAAACAGCCCCTTCGGGCTTTCCTGTAGATCCAATGACGCCCACGACGCCTCGATCCTTGTTTAGGGCGGGCCAGATCTCGGCCAGAAGCTTCTGTGGGTTAGGCTCAACAAAACCATTCTCATCGCAAGCAGCCAAAGCCAGATCCATGATGTCGTGGACATCAGAGGGAGTTCCGACTCGGACCTTAAGTTCCTCAGTCATACATCAATCCTTCTTGGGACCGGGTAGGGACTTCAAGGTTGCGACCGTCTTGGCTCGCATTTTCTTGACAAAGCTATCCAAGACTTTATGCCCGGCATCCATATTGCCGCCGCCGATCCTTACCACGTCATCAGGGTGAATGACATACTCCCCGCCAGCAGCAACGATGGGAACGGTCGAGGACATCCCCGCATCCGCCCCCGGAGTTCCAAACTTGCGGGTCGAGAAGATCCCATTCGCGATCTTGAAGCCCGCCATGGTGTTCCCCTCGCCCATGGCCGAAATGATGTCGGCAGGGATGACGTAGGCCCCGGACGGGACATGCATGGGGAGGTGATCGGTCCTGCCAGCCACCGCGCTATGGATCGGCCCCGTATGCACCCGCTCGGCAGCAGGCTGGGCAGGAGCCATGAGCGAACCGCCCTCCGCGCGAGCCTTGCGGGCTGTGCTGAGAGCGATGGCGATTGCCTGCTTCTGGGGGCGTCCGGACGAGACAAGCTCGCTGATGTTGCGGCTAATGGTCTTCTGGGACTTTCCTTTGGCGAGGGGCATGATCACGTTCCCGCGAAATAGGTCACGTTGATCGATTGCCCTGTGCCGGGCGAGATCACCAGACCTGTGTTAAAGACCTGACCAAGGGGATACATCCCAACGGTGGTTGGAGTGGCAAACAGTTTGTTCCCAGCGGCTGTCGTGCTTGTGCTTGATGCGTTATAGATTGAACCAGTCGTACTACCGGCTATCACGACGCAAACATTGACTAGATACCCCCGGCCAAGAATAATAAGCGTATCTCCGGTGACCGTAGCGGATGTCGAGTTACCCTGCGCGCGCAATATCGTTTGAGCCGTGTTGCTCAGGGAGACGACAGCGTTCTTTTGTGTAGTCAAAATGTCATCAAGACTAGCCATCAGAACCTTCCATCCGGTTGGAATCGATACCTGATATTACCAAGCCTCCAGAAAGACCCAATATCGTCGCTTTCAATTTTAATTGAAACCAACCTGCCCCTCAGTCGAGGAGTAATGAATTTAATTGATTGGGTTAGGGTGTAGGGTCCATAAGTTAACGGAGTTGCTCCCGGATAATCAGTAACGTAGAATGTTAATTTAATATTTGCATTTTGCGTTCCACCAAAGTAACCCCATTTCATATCGGGCCAAATTTGATCAATAAACATTTTTACATTTGCTTCTGTTATAACAAAATAGCCGGTCTGGAATGACGAAATCATTGGAGAATCATCATTATCTGTAGATGTTTCATGCTGATAGATATATTGATTTGGAGCCGCGCCGATTGGTGGTCCGAGAACAGACTCATTGATCCATGCTGTACGGCCAAGTTCGCCATAATCCCACTCGTTTACAATTATATTATACTTAACATAGTGACTGACTTCTCCACCATTGCTATTTGTAGGATAGTACCAAGTAATTTCCCCAAAACGACTATTGGGAGCTATACGAATTTTGTCAAGATTTGCCATATCTAGATCTTGAAAGATCACATCCCAGACTGGGCATCGGATTGACTCAACTCCTCCGTTAGCAATGCGGAAGAACTGACTCTGCCCCATCCAATAAATGACACCGTTCATGGACCCGGCAGCTTTGCGACCGATCAAGCCGCATCCGTTTCCTATCTCATTGAACTGATAAACATACGGAGGGCCAGCGTACTGCATCGCCCAGACAGCAAGATCCGTCCAAATCAAGCCCTGCTGCGGTCCCTGAATGCATTGAACGATGCGCGATCCCTTGGGGATACGATACGAACCAGCTTGATTGGTGATTAGGCCAATCCAACTGTCGTAGTTGTTTACATCGCACCAGCGGATCAGAAGCGGATCAATGATCCCATTAAAAGTAGATCCCCACGCAATAATCTGTCGCTGCGGCATGGCAACAAATATTCCTTCATTGACAGAAGGAGCGTTTGCAATCGCCAACGCAATTTCATATCCACCAGAAGGAGACCAGTAGTAGATCGGACCACCATAGGGACATGCGATAAGTGTCTCGCCCCAATTATCCAACGTCCAATCGGCCGCATTGATCGGAGTGCCAAGATCAGGATCAGGAGCAGAACCGCTTCCGTAACCTCCAACACCGTATCCGCCGACACCATATCCAGTTCCAGATGCGAGAGGGCCAACTCCATTCAGATACAAAAAATGTGCATCTCCAGCGTTTTCATCGGCAGTTGCCGTAGAGCTTGCCTGAGAACTTACAGCAATTGAAAAAACACTTGAGGACGAAACATCTGTGACAATGTAATTTCCGTAGATTGTTACCCCACCAACTGAAGTGGCAACCAAGGCTGTAAATGTATTGCCAACAACATATCCATGATCTGCAAGTGTCACGTCTACGACATTTGATCCGCTAGTGGTGTCATACTGAGGAACGGCTCCTCCGTTTGCAACAGTAGATGTAGCCAAAACAAGATCTCCAAGATTATCCCTAGCTTCAATCGAATAGCTTGTAGAGTTGATTGGAGTCACCTGATACTGACCAAAAAGCACAAGTCCGCCAACGCTAACTTGTGTCTGTATGTCTACAACATCGTACCTATCAACTGTAAACGTAGCATCAACTATGGTGACCGTGCTGCTTCCAGATGTGGTAGAGAAATTTACGGGAACATTTGATGTCACATTTTGCGGAGTAATGTCTATTTGAAGGCCGCTGTTAATTACTTGAAGCGCCTGACCACCACCTCCTGCAATACCCTCTGCCCCTACCGCGAGATAGGAGTTGCTGTTAGTATCTTCCCAAGCCAAAAGGCAACGAGCAATACTACCAATCGTGTTTTGAACAAATTTTGTCCATCCACCAAGCTTCTGAACTAGACCACCCAATGTGCGATCAGGGATAAACCTTATCAATTGGCTATTGCTAATTGCAGCCTCATTGAGGGCTGGTGTCTTATTCTGATCTACACCCGGCAGGATTTTTAGGGATGCGTATGGCATCTCTCATTACCTTGTAGGAGATGCAGTAGCGGATTGAGACTGAGACGACCACGCTGCCGCCTCAAACTTTTTGCGATTCTCTTCAGCCATCGCACCCTTCAGAAGTGCCTGATACTGACTCTCATAGGTGATAGCCATTTGAGGGTCATCGTTGGCGCGGCCAAAGTTCCTCTGGAAACCAGATATGTAGATCATGCTCGCCATGATCATCACATCAGGCAGGTAGAGGCTGATGAAGGTCGTTGGGTTGCCGGACGACAGGCTCGTCGGACGATAGGTGCCTACAATCTCAACCGTGTAAGCCGCGTCAGGATACGGCCCAAGCAGGAACGTGTAGTCGTTAAATGGGCAGAAGTACTTTGGCTGTCCCGTGCTAGTGGCAACTCCATACACAGCATCAAGGAACTCCTTGGTGCAAGGCAGAAGAGGAACACGGGTTCCAAGGTCTGGATTGTTAGTACCAGCAGGCGTGATCAAATTGATCTGCTCAGGCACGACAAACGTACCAGAGGGAACCGCAATCTGCCTGCTACCGACAATCGTTCCGTAACTTGTATTTTCAATAGATGTAAACAGAAAATCAAGATCACGATAAATGCGATTTTCCGCATATGTAATCATTTGCGGAAGAATTATCACGAACTCAGGATTCGCTTCCTCGACAACAGCCAAGGTCGCGATCTGCGTGACGTACTGCGAGTAGGTAAGTCCGGTCGTCATCGGTGACTCCGTTTCCCCCTTACTTTAGCACCATCACCCGCCAGCGGATAGCCTAGTATAAGCATCCGCAAGCTTGGTGTCGTAGGCATTCTTTGTGTAGCCGGGACCGTTGTATCCCTTGGCAAACGCGGCCCAGTCCTTGAAGCGCAGGGGCCGGATCAGACCAGCATTTTTGATGAACAGCCCCATCTGTCGAAGCTGCCCTGTTTCAGATTGGCAAGCTTCGTCAACCATGCTCTCAACAGACTCATGCCCCGTCATCTTGAAATTGCTGCCCATGACCTGTCCAAGTCCCCAAGAAGTCGAGAGCAGGGCAGCATGTTCATCGATGGCGCAGGCCCGCATGATCTCGTCGTAGACCGCATCTGAACCCTTGGGATAGGGCTTCATGCCCCAAGTCTGATAGGCCAGCCCCTGCTCGACGGCCTGCTTGTGGAGGTCGGGCTTGCTGAACGTGTGCTTGTAGAAGTAGTGCCGCTCAAAGAGGGCCTTGGGACGCCCCTTGGCATCAAATCCTGAGCCAGCGGCTTCAACCGCAATCACAGCCCGGAACGCAGCAGGCTCGATCTCCAAATCCTTCGCAAGCGCGACGATCTCGTCAAGGGTGGCCTTGCGAGCCTCACCCTGAAACAAACGCATCACTTCTTCTCCGCAAGCATTGCCGTCTTCTGCTGGCTGCTGGACGACGAACCGAAATAGTAGGCAACGACCTGTTCGCATTTTGCGGAAACAAAACCGATCAATGTTCCAACCGTGGTAGCCATCAATGGATCTTTCATACCTTCGACAAACCCCATGAGGACCATGAAGACGGTCGCCATGAACCCAGCCACGATGATGAAGGCGAGGATACGCGGCATCCAATCCCTGACCTGAGCTTCTCGCTTGCGGGCGCTATCCCGGTCGCTGGACGCGATCCGCTCCAGATCGATATCCAGCTCCTTCATCCGCACGGCAAAGTCATTCTCAGCCTGCTTCAGGGCCAGAAGCTGATCCGGCGTCGCATTGCTGATTGCCTTTGCCATGACGTCCTTGGACGCATCGTTGGGAATGCCAAGAGCGTCCGTGATGAACTTAATTGCCATGCCGCCGATAGGACCGCCAACAGCGGTCGCTAGGGTCGGAGCTACAGCACCAATGACCTTCATGAAGTCCATTACTTTGATTCCTTCTTCAGAATGGTAATCTGCAAGAAACAAAACAAATTATTATTTATCAGCTTTATTATCAAGTTTATCAAAAATCTTCTCAAGCATAGCTTTAATTTCTTTTACACTTTCAGAAAATTCATCCTTGCGAACGTAGCTCTTGGGAAGATCAACCTCGATCTCATGCAGATCGCGCCTCAGTTCCTTGACGGCTTCCCAAATCTGTCGAGAAAACCATCCGATACCGGCGAGGACAACGCCGATACCAATGTTCATGAGCGACTGCATTTCCATGACACTACGCAACTTTCTCTCCGGGGTTTGCGATGTGATCCTCAATGTACTTCAGATTTCCCCTGAGTCGAAAATCATCTGGAGTCTTCTCAACTGCAATTTTTGCTTGCTCAAGAGAGATCTGCGCCATACCCAACTGCCACGCCGAAATGCTGGCTAGATCGTGCGGCCAATGGCCCCAGACCTCTGGGTTGCAAGTATAGACCAGAGCCTTGTCCGTGATCCGCAAGGCGCGCATGGAGAATGCAAAGCACTCTTCCCAGCGGTTCTGGCGGTACATGAGCATCGCCAGTTCACACCAAGGCTCGCGTGTATTAGGAGCCTCCGCGCCAGCACGGACGTACCAGCTTTCAGCCTGTCGAGGATCGTTTAGCTCGTCATGGCACTTGCCAAGAAGGCGCATGGCATAGCAACGCTCATTCGGCCACGTTGCACCGGGCAGGTCGAGGTACTTGTGCAGGGCCGTGATAGCCTCATCCCAGCGAGCGTGAAACGTCAGTTCTCGCGCATAGTAGAACCCATTGCGAGGGCAGTCCGGGTCTTCCTTGACCGATAGGGACAGGAGATCGAGATACTGACCACGGCTCTTGGTCGGGTCTGGATGATGGCTGACAAGGAGCTTCTCCGTCTGCGCCCACATCTCCTTGATGCGTCCATCTGGCACGGGATACTCATGGCACGGATGATGCCACCTGTACCCATGACGCGCGTGGATCTTCTCGTAGAGGAACTTGATCCCGCATCCCCAGTCAAACATGTACCGCAGGCGAGTGGTCTCACCGAGCTTCCAGAGGCTCTCAATCTCTTCTCGCCAGCCCGGCTCCATGACTTCGTCTAGATCTAGGCTGATGCAGACATCAATGTCGCGAGGGATCAGGGCCAGAGCGGCATTCCGCGCCAGATCGAATCGCCAAGGAGTGATGCAGATGTCG